TGCCTTTGGTGGTGTATCTGCCGGAAGTTACACTATTGCATTAACAGGTGGTAATTTAACAATTAGTAATAACTTAACTTACTTAACTCCTGCTAATTTAGGCGTAGTTAATAAACCGATTACTTATTTTACAGGTACTCGCTCTGTTACAGCTAACGTAACCGCATACTTAAAAACCGGCTTAACTGGTGGTAATAAACAAGGTGCAGGTTTGTTAAATGACTTGCTAACAGCCAGCGGCTCAAGCACAGAAAATAAGTTTTCTAGTGTAATTTCACTAGGTGGTGCAAGCAACGACACTCGCCTTGATTTAGATATGCCTACAGTTCAGTTAACTATCCCATCAATTACTTCTGAGCAAATTATTTCTACTTCGATTACTATGACTGCTCAGGGTTCTACAACCGGTGCTGCTGGTGGTAGTTATGATCTTGAAGGCAAGAACGAAATATCAATTAAATACTACGCAGCAGTTTAATTAACAGCTGCATTTCTATAGAGACTGGGTTGATCTCCAGTCTCTCTTTTTAAAACTTATTATAAAATGACTACTCTCTCTTTAAAAACACTGTTAGTTCCTAGTAAATCGGTACAGGTAGAATATCCTGGTATGCCTGGTTTTGTTGTTGATTTGGCATTTTTATCTCGTGAAACGCTTTTGTCGATTCGCAAGAAATCTACCAAAACAAGTTTCAAAAACCGTCAGGCTTCAGAAGACTTCAACGAAGATTTATTTTTACAGCTGTATGTTGAAAATGCTGTTAAAGGCTGGAAAGGCTTTAAACTAAGTTATCTTGAGCAATTAGCTCCAGTTGATTTAAAAGGTCAAAATCTGGATGATGAGCTAGAGTACACTGCGGAAAACGCACTATACTTGATGAAGAATTCCAGTAACTTTGATGCTTTTATTAGTGAACAGGTATCTGACCTGGGAAACTTTTCGACGACCAACTCCGGCAAGTAAATCAGCAGTTGGTCAACTATCTTCAAAATATGAGTGTTGGTATGACCAAAGAACAGTATTTTGAGATGTGTGAAGCGCTAGGCACAGAACCAGATGAACTTGAAATTCCTGTGGAGTTTGACGACTTTCCACTAGAAGTTCAACAGGCATTTAACGGATACCGAATGTTACGAGATGAGTGGGATACCATGAATGGTAACTACTTAGGCAAGTCACTTATTGGTATAAAAGACGTTCTTGAAGCAACAGAGATTGAACCGTCTGAACACAAATTTATAATCATGCTAATTCGTATGATTGATAATGTCAGATCGGAAGAAATCAATAATAAGAAAAAAATGCAAGAGCCCGCTAGCTAAAAATTAGCGGGCTTTTTTGCGTTAAAAATTTTTTGGTTTGACAAAAGTGTGGTTGCATGTTATAATGTACACTAGTCAAGCTATTAAAAGTTTTAGCCACCAACCCTAAAGAGGAGTACAGATGGCAGCAAATCAAGTTAATATTAATTTAAGCCTACAAGATCAGACAAGCAGTATTAAAAAGCGTACTGAAGAAGTCAAAGGCTTAAATAAAGAATTACAAAAAGCACAGCAGTACACTACTGGTACTAAATCGGGTGCTAAAGCAGCTGCAGCCAGCTTTGGCGCAGGTGAGAATATAGAGTACGGACGTGCTCGTGGATCAATGGGATCTACTGGAGCAAGCGGGCGCGACTTTGCAAACCAGGCACAAGGTCTTGGGGGATTAGTTCGTTTATACGCTACCTATGCCGCTAACGTGTTCGCAGTTAGTGCAGCTTTTCAAGCATTACGCGAAGCTATGAATACAACCAATATGGTTCGTGGATTAGATCAGCTTGGTACCGCAACAGGCACAGCCATGGGATCACTAGCAAAGCGCTTCTCCGATGCTAGTGGAGGAGCAATAAGTTTACGTGAGTCAATGGAATCTACTGCAAAAGCGTTAAGTAGTGGTATGACTCAGAAACAATTTTTACAGCTAGGAGAAGTAGCTAAGAAAGCTTCACAAGCTTTAGGTATTAACATGCCAGACGCTGTGAGTCGTTTGACTCGTGGTATAAGTAAGCTCGAACCTGAACTATTAGACGAATTGGGCTTGTTTACAAAAGTAGGTAAGGCCGCGGAAGATTATGCACGTAGTGTTGGCAAAAGCGTAGATAGCTTAACCGATTTTGAGAAGCGCCAAGCGTTTGCAAATGCCGTATTAAAAGAAGGTATTGATAAGTTTAGTAATATTGATATACCTACAAATCCGTATGATAGATTATTAGCTACTTTAAAGAACGTTACACAAGGTATACTAGAAGTAGTTAATAAGGCAGTAGTCCCACTAATAGATTTTTTAAGTAAAAGTCCGACGGCTTTAACAGGTGTAATTGCTGGACTAAGTATACTGATTTTACGCCAAGCACTTCCAGTTTTTACAAGTTATCGTGAAGCTATGCAGAAAGCTACGGCAGAAGCAGCACTTTTATCAGAAGAAAAATTAAAACAAGCACGTAGATCTCTAGAGTTAACTAGAAAAGTAAAAGCTGATGAAGTAAAACTAGAACTGGATAACATTGCGCAGATTAAAGCTGAACAAGTAGATGCTGCAGAAAGCGCATTAAGATCTGTAAGTAAAAGAGGAATATCCAAAGAAGTACAAACAATTCTTCGTAAGCCAGATATATTAAGTATCGACCAAAAAGACTTAGCTGTATTAGATGCTTTAGGCAGTAAACAAACTAAAGTAGCCGCACAGTATAGGCAGTTAGCTCTAGCTATCAGAGAAGCACAAGCCGCTAATGAAAAATATATGACTGGAGTAGCAGCTGCAAATGCTAAACGCGACGCCCCTCCAAGATTTGGTTCCGCCGCTGACGCAGCACAAGTTAAGCTAGAGAGCGCCCGTAGACAAGCAGCTGCCGCTAATTTAGTAGGTAGCGTAGGAGAAACCGCCTCAACAGTAGGAACTATAGCCGCCAGCAAAGAACTGCTTTCTGGATTAAAAACCGAAAAGCTTGGATTATTTCGTGGAGGCTTAGCCGCTGTAAGTGGAGCAGCAAGCATAGCAGCAGCAACAATAAGTAATTTAGCAGCAGTATTTAGCAGATTTCTTGGAACATTGGCTATAGCAAGTATAGCTTTTGAAGCATTAGATTTCCTATTTAGTAAAAATGCAAAAGAACTGGATGCTTTTAAATCAGGATTAGATAACTTAGCTGAAGCTACAAAAACTGCTACCAATGTTTCTGAAAAATTCGGAGTAACACTTAGTACTGATAGTATAAATGCAAAAGCAAATGCTTTTGCTAATTTAACCTGATAGACTAATAGATGTTTCTCGTAACGTATCAGAAGTATTAAGCGAAAGCGACAAGACACTTAAAAAAGCTCAACTGGTTACACAAAATGTAAAAGAAACTGGTAAAAATGCTTCTGAAGCATTTTTAACTTTTTCCAATAGCGTATTCGCATCTACACCATTAGAAAATTATTTACTAGGCACTACCAAAAATATTGTTGCTTTGGAAGAGGCATTTAAAAACTCAACAGGAGCAGCTGCAGAATTTGCTAATATTGCTTCAGGCGTTACTAAGTTAGAATTTTTACCAGCTGATTCAATTAGCGATTTGCAAAGAATTAGTCAAGAATACAATACAATTAACAACGGTCTAAAAAATCAAGCAAACAATCTTGACCGCGTACGCGAACGTATTAAGGAAATTGGTAGATTACGAAATACTTTTATGTCGCTTGACAAATTGAAAGCTTTGGATACAGAACAAGAAACTTTACAAAGAAGTTTACCAAAACTTCAAGCGGATGTTACGCAAGTAGAATTAGTGTTAAAACAAAAAGCCAAAGAAGCTGGCGAAGTAATGGCACTGGCAGTTGGTAAACAACTAGAATTAGTATTTCAACAAACAAAAACACGTTTACAGCAATTAGATGTTGGATTTCAACAGCAAGTAGCAGCCTTAAATCCTGTAAAAACAGCAGCAGGCATAAAAGAACAAACTAGCTTGGCTATTCGCGGTATACAATTAGATATTCAACTAAGAAAAAGCAATGAAAGTTTAATTAATTCTATCGACTTATTAAGAGTACAGATGGAAGTTACAGCTGCAAGAGAAGCACGTGATGCCGCAAACTTAGATTCAAGCCCTAACGCAGCACCTTTACGTGCTGAAAGAGAACAAAGTCTTTTAGCAGCAGAAAATAAACTAGCAGCTTTAAGATCTGGTAAAATGGCTGATCTGCAAAAATATGCTGCAGGTGATCCAGCTATTCTTCAGTCTGCTATGCGCAGACAAAGTTCAGCACTGCTAAACAGAGAACAAGAAAACAAGATACGAATAGAACAACTAAAAGGCGAAATAGCCCTAAGCGATCTAGTTTTCGATAATAGAAAACAAGAGTTAGAGTTTGCCAGACAAGAAGCACAACTTAAATTAGATGTACAAAAACGTACTCCCGGATTCCTTGGTGGAGAGCCAGAGGCATTAGCCGCTGTAAAAGCCGCAGAGGAAAAATTAGTAAAGTTTTTGGAACCAATAAATAAAGCTCTAGATCTTTTACCTATAGAACGAGAAGAAGCTGTAGCAAATATAGCTTTAAAACTAGGTAAAGATCAAGCAGTTAAAGATGAAGTCGCAGCAACTCTAGCACAGCGAAAACAGCGTCAAACAACACTTTCAGGCTCTAGAGGTGTTGTTGCAGCTGGTACAGCTGAGTATAACTCAATGTTGGCTCAGGGTGCTGTATTTGATGCAGAACGAGTACGTGCCGAAGAAGAAAAGTCGATGTTTGCTAAAGCAAGTTATGATGCTAGCGTTGCTAGTATTAACTTGGCAAAAGAAGACTTAAGTCTTTTAGCTTCACGAGGTGCAGTAACACAGCAACAAGCAGCTCAACAACTCCAAACATTAACTAATCAACAAGCACAGTTAGACTTAGTTCAAAAATTAAAAGAAATTGAAAAAACCCGATTCTTAGCACAATTAGAGTACTCTAGAAAAGTTCTAGAATCTGGCGAGGAAGAATCTACTGAAATGCTTGCACAGTATAAAATGATACAGTCTAGAGCTGCATTAGATACAGCTGAAAGAGACTTCCAAGCAAAACTAAGAACAGCAAATATTACTGCAAGCTTAGCCGATAAACAAACTCAATACGAAAATGTATTTAAACAAAGCTTTGATAGCATGGCAGATGCTATGGTTGAATTCGCCAAAACAGGAGAATTTAGTTTTAAGAATTTAATTAATAGTATGTTAGCAGGATTGCTTAAAGTTGAAATGCAGATGCAGTCTGAAACTTTATATAAACTATTTAGACCAATAATTGCCACAGCATTTGGACCAGCCCCTGGTAGCTTTGACTTTGGACCTGTGGGACCAAGCAAAGCAAAGGGTGGAGCCTATGATGCAGGATTAGAAATGTTTGCTAAAGGTGGAATGTTTACAAACTCAATTGTAAGCCAACCTACTTTGTTTAAGTTTGCACAAGGTACTGGAATGATGGGCGAAGCAGGTCCAGAAGCTATTATGCCACTAAAGCGTGACAGCAACGGCAATCTTGGCGTACGCTCTAATAGTCAGGGTAATGTAGATGTAGTTGTTAACAACTATGGAAACGAAAAAGCGACTACTAAAGAAACCACAGATAGTCGTGGAAATCGTAGAATTGAGGTTGTTATTGGCGACATGGTTGCTGGTGAAATGTCTCGTTCTGGAAGTTCTTTACAACAGACACTTTCTTCAACATATGGCACTAGACCAGTAATTGGACGGAGATAATTATGGCATATACTTATACATGGCCTACAACAGGTAACTTTCCACAAGTACCTCAAAAAGGATTTACTGAGTCCGTTGGAGTGAATATTATTCGCTCTCAAATGGACTCAGGTCCTGCAAAAATGCGTAGGCGTAGTAATGCACCCAATACTATGAGCTTGAACTTTATAATGACAACCGCCAATGTAGCAGAACTTGAGCGTTGGGTAAAGGAAGATATAAAAGGCGTAGCACGTTTTGGGTTTCCACACCCACGTAAACTAACCACAGTAGAGGCCAGAATAGTTCCTAGTGGTAACTCGGAACTATTCCAATTAAAATATCTAGCTCCAGGTTACTGGGAAACTAGTCTTACATTTGAAGTATTACCATGAGTAGATTAAGTAGCTTATCCGCATCAGCTGTAAAAGCAATGTATTCCTCGGAAACAGAGGAAAGCATTATTATGCTTTTAACAATATATGACCCTTCAACTAACTTACCTGTGGTAAGATTAGCTGATAACTATACTAAACGTATTTCAGAAACTGCGGATGAAGTTTACTATGGGGTAACTAGCAGAGGCAATGACTATACGTTTTTGCCAATGGAAATATCCTTACCTACAGAAACTGATACAGGAGCACCTAGCTGCTCTATTACATTAAATTATGTAACCAGAGAAGCAGTAGAGCTAGTAAGAACACAACTAACAAAACCTACAAAAATTCTTTTAGAGTTAGTATTGGCTAACTCTCCTGGTACTGTCGAAGCAAGTTTTCCTGCTTTTTACATTACAAGTGCTACTTATAGTGCAGAATCTATTAATTTTACTTTAAATATGATTAGCTATGAGTCAGAGCCGTTTCCCGCGTTTAACTTTACGCCTAATTATTTTCCGGGGTTGTTCTAATGACTATTGATAAATATATTGGATTACCTTATAAAGATAATGGCAGAGATACTACTGGTATCGATTGCTGGGGATTAGCTCGCCTATACTATTCACAAGAATTAGGTATTGATTTGCCAAGCTATTCTACCGAATACAATGGTGATACAAGCGAAAACATAAAAGAACTAATTAGCCAACATCGAGAAAGCTGGACTAAAATAGAAGTGCCGGAAGTTGGTGACTTAGTTCTTTTTAATATTTATGGAGAACCAACACACATTGGTATATGCGTTGGTGATAACAAATTTTTACACTCCCGAGATGGAAAAGATAGTGTAGTTGAATCACTATCAAGTCAGCAATGGGATAAGCGGATTGCTGGTTTTTATAAGTATTCTAGAAAGGCAATGATTCAAAGTGTTTCAATGCCTCATCCATTACGAACTGTAGTTCAGCACGATTGGACAGTTGCAGGAACTACAGTTCAACAATTTGCGGAATTTATAAAAGAAAAGTATAAAGTCAGCGAACGTCTATTTTCTAAAATTATAATATTAATTGATGGTGTACCTGTTAAACCAGAACATTGGGAAACAACAGTACTGCAACCAGGCCAAAGCTTAGCGTATCGTGCTGTTCCCGGCAAGGAAGCTGGACGTTTAATTTTAATGGTTGTTGTCGCTATTGTAGCGCTTGAAACAGGAATGAATCTTGCAGACGTTACAAGCATAGAAGCTTTAACGGCCGCAGACACAGCTACAAAATTTAAGTTTGCAGCAGGCGTAGTAGCTACAAATTTGGCAGGAGCAGCTTTAGTAAATGCTATTTTCCCAATTAGACAGCCTACACAAAATAATCCAGGCACTGCTACAGCACTTAATTTGTTTAATGGTAGTAGTAATCAAGCTAATCGCTTTGGCGCAATCCCTGTTGTACTGGGAAAAATTCGCATGGCAGGACTGCTAGGTGCAACTCCATACATCGAAAGTCAACCTAGTACTACGTTATTAAATTTATTACTAGTATGGGGCTATGGTCCTCTGC